TGTGTTGCACCGTTTGTAGGATCTGATACAAATTTCCATAAAGCTGCTGATCCTGCTTGCCAGCATAATTCCCATTGTACTGAATCAACAGCGGTTAAACGAGATTTTCTTTGAGAGACATAATCATCATTCCAACATGAAAACAATTCATATGGACGACCATCATTATTAATTAACGCATCAGTTCCTAATATTGCTTGTCGTAGCGTAGTATTATATTTTTTAATTCTATTTATAATTACATACGCTACGGCAAGTTTTCCATCATAAGATTCTGACTCTGCTTCTAATAATATAGTTGAAATATAAATAAGCCACGTTGGCCATGTATCTTGATCAACAATCGTCGGCGGTTGTGGAAACATTTTATCAACAGCCATTATTAACTACCTTTTTTGCTATGAATACCTTCATGAGCACACCCACATTTTCCACATGCAGTCGCAAACGGTTTACGAGGCATATCTGAGCCAATACGCTTCTTATCATTTTTTCCTGAAACTAGCTTTCCACCTGCCATGATTCATCTCTCCTTTAACTTTGAGCATAACCACGTGTTTTACCAAAGTATGTTGATTTAATTCTATGAGCATCTATCAATGTAATAGTTTCAAATACTGAAACTGTAATAGATAAATTAATTAATATAAATTCTGCTATTACTAAAGAATCATCAACAACAACAGCAATTGGTAGACGTACCATTACAACATCTATAGGTGTTATAATATCTGATACATCTATTATCATTGCTCCAGTAATAAAACTAATAATTGGAACATCATCTATTGTAACTATATCAGAAACATTAATATTTAATGGGTTTAACTGAAGTGTTGAAGTATCTATTAGAGATACATCGTCATTTACACTAATGAATAACGGATTAAGTGTTACTTGTACAAACTCTACTAATGTAATAGCATCAAATACTTCAATCGATAGATACCAACGAATAGTAACTACTTCAGTTACAGTACTTATATCATTTACGTTTACAGATAAATACCAACGAACAGTAACGTCTTCACTTAATATAATAGTATCAAATACATTAATATGTAATGGATTTACTGTAACTTGTACGAACTCATCAAGTACAATTGTGTCTTCAACATTAACAGGTAAATACCAACGAACAGTTACTACTTCCATAACTGTGCTTGTATCTACAACATTAACTGGAAGATACCAACGAACTGTAACATCTTCTGTTACTGTAGAAGTATCATTCACATTAACAGATAGATATATTCTTACAGTAACATCTTCAGACAATATTATATCATCTGAAACACTGATTGATACGGCGCCGCCACTTAAAACAACTTGAACAAACTCATCAAGTGTAATTGAATCAAAAACACTGATTGGTAAATACCATCTAACAGTAACTTCTTCAGATAGTGTAATTATATCATTTACATTAATATAAAGTGGATTGAGTGTAACCTGAACAAATTCAGTTAACGTAATAGAATCAAAAACATTTATTGATAAATACCATCTAACAATTACTACTTCTGTTAGAGTGATATCATCAGATACATTAATATAAAGCGGATTAACTGTAACTTGTACAAATTCTGATAATATTATAGCATCAGAAACATCAACGTACAGAATATTAAGTGCAACTTGAACGAATTCTGCTAATGTAACATTATCGCTTACATCAATATATAAAGGATTAACAATAACAAGTACAAACTCTGTTATTGTTGTCGTATCATTAACATTAATATAAAGCGGATTAACTGTAACTTGTACAAACTCTGCTAACGTAATAGTATCAAATATATTAATATAAAGTGGATTGAGTGTAATCTGAACAAATTCAGTTATGGTTGCAGTATCAACAACATCTATTGATAAATACCATCTAACAATTACTACTTCTGTTACTGTAGAAGTATCACTCACATTAATAGGTAAATACATTCTAACAGTAGTATCTTCAGATAATGTTATATTATCTGATACACTGATAGATATGGCACCATCGCTTAAAATAATTTGTACAAATTCAGCTAATGTAATAGAGTCAAAAACATTTATTGATAACAACATTCTAACAGTAACTACTTCAGTTACAGTACTTATATCATTTACGTTTACAGATAAATACCAACGAACAGTAACATCTTCGGTTAGAGTAATAGAATCAAAAGCATTTATTGATAATAGTATTCTAACAGTAACATCTTCTGTTAGAGTAATACTATCATTTACATTAATATGCAATGGATTTACTGTAACTTGTACGAACTCAGATAACGTAATAGTATCATTTACGTTGATGGTGAGGACACTCAGAACACCAGCCTTCAACTCAACCGCAATAATAGCCCAGTCTACGTTCGCGGCCGGTGATCCAGTAAAGTCTGGAAGCGTATCGTTATCTGGTCGCCACTCAGTTGCTAAGTGCCTAAGTGGAGTAGAAGTCGTAACTGTATGGAAGAGAGTAAATCCTGTTCCGGCAGTTAAATCTTCGCTAAAATTGCCATCCAATGCGCCAAATGCATAAGCGCCATTAGATCCAGACCCAAATGCTGCTAAGGTTACTTCTAACGGGCCAAAACCTTCCCCACTGTTATCAGCAGATTGTACAATTGCAGCCGATCCGTTAGTACCGCCAATGTCAACTCCAGAAAATTCCGTAATGCTCCAAGCCGCGAGCAAATGGTCGGCAGTTGTAACTGAGAACGTAACTGATCCTGGAGTTGGAGATTCTCCCATCGCCCGGAACAATGAAAGGCGTGTCCGAGGTGTGGACTCTGAATCCCACACACGGTCTTCAACCAATACCCAAGTCAACCCGCAACCAGTTGCTGAGACTACCTGCGTAGCAGCTACACGAGTAGTCAATACTGCTGCCAAAATCAAGCGATTTGGCGTTGGAGAAATAGATGCAGTAGACCATGAATTACCATCGGTAGTATCAAATCCACTAGTCAATGAACTTCCAACAATTTCGTCAGACAGCTCAAATGGAACTACATGGACCGATTCACTGGCCGAGGTATCATCAAAGACATTAATAGAAAGGAATAGTTTAAGAGTTACTTCTTCAGATAATGTAATAGAAGAAGAAACATTAATAGATAATCCTGTTACTCCCGTATCTTGTGCAAGTGGTAAGGGTTGCCATAGCCACGACATATTATGCTACCTTCCGAATACTCCACGTAAGTGTACGATCAGTACCCGCAATTTTATCGGCAGTTACATCCCAACCATGCATAAGAACTAATGACGGAAACACAAGTATTGGTGGAGATTGTGGACCGATTAAAGTTGTATCATATACAATTCGTTGAGTATCGGATGACTGTACCTTTTCATAGACACGAAATCTAAACTCATCGCCAGATGCCATAGCACTAACATCAATAAATACTTGAAATACACCATCAGATGTTTCAGCATCTGGACCAGCAGTATCAGTTGTTAATGACCACTCAGTTGTAGAAACTACTTCAGAACCCGCAAAAGCTTCAGTAATAGCCACATTAACCTCCTAAAGCATAAGCCATACAGGTATTCGTAGAATCAGGTGTCGTCGTGCAGGCCGCGCGTATATACACATTCGCACCACTTGCAATTGGCATTAATGGTGGAACAATTCCAAAAGCCATTTTTCCGGCATGTTCACCAGCAGAAACGTTCTGTTTAATATGGTGAGCACAGATAATTTTATTAGTAGCATCACCGGCTGCTACATCTATGAACAAAGACGATTCAGTAGTTGAAGCGTCTGTAGTTGACATTCCACCTTGCCACCACCACAGATTCTCAGCGGTCGTCCCAAGACTGGCTGTATATGCCCCTATAGCTGAAGTACCTGGTGTGATCGCAGTTCCACGACTATTAGCTGTATCAGCTCCAAACGATCTAACAAACGATCCATATTTTAATAATTCAAGTGAGCGAGGTTTACCAAATAAACGTACACCAATACGAGGAATTGAGTTTGCTGTACCACTACCGACTTGACATTGTGAGGCCGCAGCAATTGCAGTTCCGGCCTTTATAAATAATGGAAAATAATACCATGTTCCACCAGTAGCAGCAGAATTACCCATAGCTATTAAATTATTTATAATCGTTGCATAAGCTGTTCCACCAGTCGGATCAGTTTTTATATCAACTAAATAGTTACGAGTTGCAGCTGCTGCATTTGTTGCCATAATACAAATAGCAATACCATAACAATCTTCAGTTACAGAAGCATCGCTTAATATCTCTATATCAGCACCTTTTGTATTAGCAGAAGCACTTTGGCTTACAGCCGTACCAAAAGCTGCTGAAGTGTAAGTGGCTCCAAAATTATCAACACTAAATAAAAATCCACTTACACCAGTAAACAGCATATATACTCCTTAATTTGTTCTATTTATCCATTAATCGCCGTGATTCTTTGCTGTGTCAAAACCTGAATTGTAATTGAAAGACTTGATGATCTAACTTCAATTGCATACATTCCTGTACTTAATCTAATTGATGCTTGTTGTGTTGAAGCATTTACAGCAGGAATAGCAAAGGCAACGATTGGTTGATTATCAAACGTAGCACCACCGTTGCTAGATGGATATGCAAACACTCCAGTATCTAATGAGGCACCTGTATATCGAATAGCAATAGGTACTTGTATTTCCCATCCATTAGTAATATTCACAGTAACTGTCAGACTTGATCCTGCTGCAACAGGTGTACCAGCAATTAAAGATGCTGTATATGCTAATACTGGAGTTGCTACTGCCATGATTATCTCCTATCTACAAAAATGCTTGCACTTCTATTCTTGAACCAAATTTTATACCAGTATGTTCAAAATCCTCATCATACGTTACTGGTCTAATCATTAAATGAGGACTTTCAATTCTTGGTGCAGCATACGATATAATACCTAATTTTCTAAGACGCCTAAAAAATGAATGATCTTCGCCATATGGAAATTCAATATCAAACGGACCATCTTTTAATTCTAATCTAATTCTATCAAAAACTTTTCTACGAATCATTAATGCACCACCACCTGCTGAACCTATTTGAAATGCTGTAACTGATTTATCCCAATCTCCAATTGGCTTTATTTCTTCGCCTTCCATTTGATACAATACAGGAGAATGAGGAGGAGTTTTATGTAGATATAATGCCGATAATACATCTATATTATTTTTATTCATAACCGATAACATACGTACTGCTAAATCTGGCTCAGGTGAATGATCAGTATCTAACATTAATAACCAATCACCATGCATTCTATCAACTAAGCTATTTCGTGCAAAACTATGAAATGAAACTGTTGTTCTATCATAATGTACATATTGACCAGGAGCACATAAATACTCAGTGTTATATTGAATAAGCTGACCCCATGACCAACAAAATCTTTCTAAAACGGCTGGTAACCCACCTAAATAAGCAATTGTTCCAATAAATTTATTACCTAATATCATTTATAATGCTCCATCTCTACCCACTCCGGCTCGACTACGACATAGTTTCCATCTCTCTGCTTGTAAATCAGCTTGAAAACATGTCGCATTATGTATCCATTAGCAAACGTCGTATAGCCTTCCTTAAATTGTGCGGGAGTAACAATTCGCACCTTTCTACCTTCAGAAAGAATCTTAAAGTCCGTCATTGTGTTGACTTACTCCGCGTTGTGTAGTAACTATTCCATGACCAGTAAAATGAGTATAATCTATTTCTTGATATTTAATAACTTCTAGATTTGCTTGGTTTAATAGTTCATAAAGTATTTCTTTACTTACACGATGCTCATGACAAGTTGATACACCATTTATATAAAATCGTTGTTCAAGTCCTGGTTGCTGTTGTTCTGGTGGTCTAGGATCATCTGGACATGTAATAATAATCTTTCCAGTTTTCTTGATTACTTTCTTTGCTTGATTTAATACTTTTATAATATCATCATGATCTAAAAAGTGTTCAAGAATATCTCCCAACACGACAGTATCAAATCGATCATATAATATTGATGGAAGTTCTCGTGCATCAGCAATAAGATCAGCTTTAGTTTCTATACCAGTGAACGGAATAACATCAGCAACATCAAGATTAACAACCTGTCCGAATTTTGCTTTCATATTGCCATAATCATCAGCACAACCAATATTAAGAATTCGTCCTGATGCATTCACTAACTGGAAATTAAATTGTGCAATAGCTGTAGGTGGTAATTGATAAAGCCAACCTTCCCACTGATCAACCCATCTTTCCCAATTAAAATAATTACGAATATCTTGCATCATGATACTACGAATTTTATCTTGAAGAATAGGATCAGTTGTTAATCGTACAATTGCACCTGCATATCTTGCTTGAACTAACAGATCACTATTACAATCTCCTTCAATAAACATACCGTGTTTAACATTTTCAGCGATTGCCCAGATAGGATTAGTAATTGGAATAGCACCTAATGCTTGTGCTTCCATACATGTAATACAAGAAGTTTCTGTAAACATGCTTGGATAACACCAAATACCAGCAGATAACCATTCTTCATATAGTTGTTGCTGACTAACTCTTCCACGCCATACTATTCCAGGCGCATTAAGTTCTTTCTTTAATTTATCAACAAATCCTTTATAATGTGCAAATGTTGGATTCCATTCAATTAATTTTTCAATATTATCTAAACCATAAAAAATATGTAGTTCTATATCTGGAACATACTCTTTTGCTCTATTAAATATTTTTAAAAGATTCATCAACCCTCTATCTGGACTACTTGCATAAATTAACTTTTTTGGATTTCTAATAATAGTATTGGATTCAACTTGTCTAATTAAATCCATTTTAATACCATTAGAAGTAATAATTACTTTTTTCTCTAAATTTGGGTGTTTAGTAATTATATTTTTAGCATGTTCTTTGCATAATGCTAATACAATATCAACTTTTTCTTCTCTATCAGTCGTCCATACAGATCCATAATCTTCATCTTGACACATTAACCATCTAGGTTGTGTAGGTCGTCGCTCAGTAAATTTATCTAACGTATCCGGCGATCTATAAATTACCCATATACCATCTTGAGAAAAATCAGCATCTTTAATATCTTTCCAGATTGTATTTCGCCATTTGCCAGGACAATCATCTGGAATAGGAGCATAAGATACTACTTCATGTCCACGAGCAGCTAATCGCCATGCCATTTCTACATGTGACGTTTCAGAGCCACCAATACCTTTTTCTACTGAATTACGCCAGTCCCATTTTTCGAAATGAACATTTGAAAAAAAGAAAAACTTCATTATTTATCTTTCTTATCAGCCTTTGGTGTTGGCCCTTTAAATACTTTTGGTCCAACAATCTTATTTGCTGATATAGGAAACATTCTTCCGTATGGATCAATTTGATGACAAAAGATTCGTGTATCAACTAAAAATGGATATTTCTTCTTTGCATAATCTTTCCATCCAGTCTTAGCAAAGACATTTTCTTTAATAATTCTCTTACAAAATGTTAAATCTGATGTTCCCATCTCTGTAAAATAGTTACTAGTTTCTGGATCAATCCATCCACGTCTTGGTGTCTCAAATACTTGAGAGACAACCTTACCATCTGGCATTGTATAACGTGGGCTATTTTCCCACATCCATTTAATAATGGACGAATGAATTAGTGTAAATCCTGTGCATACGCCATCTACCCAAATTTGATCACCTAATTTAAAATCAGTAAAACACCCACTACTTTCTGCACTTCCTTTAAATACTAAAGGCCATGATGGATCACTCTTAGTGTAATATAATCCTGCAACAATAGGATGATTACTTGTAGCAATATGTTCATCAATACGTAATAATGCATCAAATGGCGGAAGTACATCATCTTCCCATAATAATAACCATTCATATCCATCTGATACTATATGTTCAGCTATTACATTTTGAGCATCAGCAATTTGATAACCAACTGCATGAACCGAAGGATGTAAATATGGAACGACAACTTCTCCACCTTTCCAATTAATTGGAATGATTTGACCTTTACGATGTGAAACCCATTCAATACGTACAGTTCCTAATGTTGCTGTACCAATCATAAGCCTACGATTATAAATTCCAATATTTCTTACTATTGTATCAATAGGAGTAGTAATAGTTTCACGTTTTTTATATTTTCTAATAGTATTATAAGTTGTTTTTTTATCACCTAACATCCATTTAGCATCTGCTGGAATTGTTACACAAGAATCTTTCTTATTATTTAATTTCCATTTTGCATTTATTGGAATTGTTATATTATCTGACTTTTTCAAGCTTACGCCCTTTCTTATTAACTTCTGTAACTTGTTCTTTAATAGGATGTAAAACAACTTCCATATTATGTATTGGATGTGAATTCAATCGATGTATTTTCCATGGCCGTGGATTATAAATTCTAAATAATTCTACAGTCTGAGGATTAAAGTATTGCCATGTTGCTTCATTAAACTGCTTAGTATGTGTTGGATCTTGCTGAAATCCTGAACTACTACCATGTGGTACAGCAATAAACAACTGTCCGTTTGGTTTTGTAATTCTCCATAACTCATTCATTATTTCAATCATGCCCCAAGGCTTCATATGCTCTAACACATGACTCATCAATAACATATCAACAGTATTATCTTTAAACGGCCATGGATCAGATGTTGCTCCTAGCTTTTTTGCATAATATGGAGGTTCAATAACAGTTTCAATATCCCATACAATATCAACATTCGAGATATCACGTTTATCCATTCCAATAAAGCCTGGTTGTTTATTAGGCCCACAACCAATATCTAAATTAAAACCACTACACAAACAACGTTTGATAGCATCTTTAGACCACGGTAATTTTTTGCATCTTTTGCAATTCAATACTTCCGACATGTATTACCTTTCTTAATTTATTCATCTGGTAAACCTTCATCACCAGGTATTAATTTTAATTCTTGATAACGATATATAACTTGACACGATTCACAAACATAAAATGGAACACGAATACTTCCTGTAATCATAATGAGATTACGTTTCGCATGATGCCCATATTGGCACATCATGCGAATTGGTAGCTCACCTGATTCTCGTGGCCGAGATAATTCTGTTGCAGCCATTTCACCTAACTTAATTCTTTCAGATGGAACTCCCATATTTTCCTCTTGCATTACGCTACTTTCTTCCTTAATTGCCAAATCTTTTGCATTTTCTTGCAATAGTCTGGATCATTATATCTAGCTATTGCAGCACGCTTCATTATTGCTTTATACTCTACAGTTTGATTTAATTTCTTACGTCTAGCAATAAATTTAAGATCATGCTCTCTACGTAATGCTATTTTACGCATCTTATTACGAAAAGATTTAGATGAATGAATAATTTTCATTTTATATCTATATTTCTTATCTTTCCATATTTTCTTAATGCGCTTAGCGTGTTGTTTACAGTGCTCTTTACTTCTTTTTATACCAATTGAACTACCAGCTAATTTACAAATATTATAACCATAATACTTATGATAACTATTAAACTGATCTAACCAATATTGTTCTCGTTTTATTAATTGCTTAATACTACATCTTTCTAATATTTCAAATATAAAGTTTTTATTACCATACTTATCCCATGCACGTTGCAAAGCGCGAGAGTGATGACAATTGTCATTTAACTCTCGCCTATGCCTTCCAAATCTATAATTTATATCATAAGAACTACCAATATAAACTTTAAAAGTTTTAGTGTTTGTTATTACATAAACACCAGATAACTTCATATTACTCTTTCACTTAAAGGTTATACCACCTAAAAGTTTACGAAAAACGCCATTCATATGTCATTGATCACTTTACCCATAAGTTATTTTTCCCTATGGAGTGGACTATATCTTCATCTCAGCGTTATCTGAGAGGATGGCACATAGTCTCTACGCACGCCCACTAATTCCGTGTCTTGGAATTAATTGCTTGGTTCGGGATTGGCATTTCAGCGTTCCCCGAGTTCGCCATCATCCGTTATTCAATTACTCGAATAACGCGCATGTATTTTAGCTAAGCAGCAATAGCTAAAAAGTTTACGTCTTGGTTAGTGGCCCATTGTGAAGTTGTATATGTTTGACCAGAAGCTAATGTAGAACCGTTTGTTGCTGATGTATTGTGTACACCAATTGTACCGATTGTCTTAGCAGCATCGTTTTGGTTAGAAGCATAAGAACCAGTCATTCTTAATGTTCCAACAGCTACAGTTGTAGGTGTTAAAGCAATTCTAACTGTGTGCTCACCAACTAACTGTGTTTGTGTTGAATCTACTGCTGTTGATTGTGTTGCTACAACTAAGTGAGAAGGTGTACGTGAACCTGATACGCTTCCTATCTTACCAGCAATATAGTTATTCTTTCCTTCTGCTGTAAATGTATTCTTAATCCAACCAGAGTCTCCAACAATTCTAGTAGTTCCATCTTTTTGTTTTTCACCTACTTGAACTCTTGCAAACCCACGAAGTCCAACTAAATCATTAACTACAGCTTTCTTTTTGC